GAAACCAACGAAGCCAGATAGGATTAAACGCAGCCTTGCCTGATACTTCATCAAGTATCACAGGCAAAGCCCAGGTTGGCGGCGGCTGAAATACGTTAGTTGCCATCAGAGTGTTCCAATGTCTAGCTGCAACTCAATCGCCTGCAACCGCAACCGCGTGTTAGACTGGTGCCGGATCTGCGTAGTCCGCCGCATGAAGGTACCGCAGTTTGCCAGGATTGGCTTGCGTACTCCCATATCGACAAGGCGGAAGCTAGACCACTTGCTTGCTTCATAGTCAGAGTCATTCACCCGTACTTGCAAAGTGCTTCCAGTCGTCTGATCTCCGATGAACTCCATCATAGTCATCTGTTTTCTTCGGCGCATTCCACCGTCAAAGTTAGGTGTAAACAAATCTACTGTGATGACTTCACCGTCGTCAGAAGTGTAATCAGAATCAAACAGGTATAACTTCCCATTCGTCTCATGTTGCAGTACACGACCAGTTCCCGAAAGAAATGTCGATGAAACAATCTTAAAATAGTTTCCATCTACATCTGTCCATTGTGCCCACATCTTATCAGTCATATCATACACTAACGTGATGTTATCGTTTTTCAGTGTGATGCCGTAAAATCTGTGTCCATCGTACTTAATGCCGAAAGAAGCTACGTTGCTAAAGTCTGCCTGGCCAAGTAACCGTTCAATCGGTTTTGTAGATACGATAGTTGGTTTAAGATTATCGACCAGGATTACCTGCGCGGCTGAAGAACGATTGGTAGCTACCCAAAGCAACGTACCGTCGATCTCCTGAACAGAATCTGCGCTGACGCAACCGTAGTTTATCTTTGCCCCCTGCACCGGGCCGAGGGGAGACGCGCTGGTATTCTGGGCGTCGTAGAAAACCTCGGTTGACCAGCCCTTAAGAGCCAGGACGTAGACAAGTTGCTTAGCCAGAAATACTCCAGCGTCAGGTTCAATCTGTGCGCCAATGAGGTTTAACAGGTCTGTCCACAAAGTTGGATCGTTTAAAGAATCGCATCCGTGAATATAAGACGTAGTGTCTAACACGTAAGTCGTACCATCTAGGTACGCAAATCCTTTAACTGCAACCGCTCCGGCAGTCGTATACGTGTTACCAGGAAAGTTAACCCCAGACATTTGCGTAAGGGTGGTGTCATCCCAGTTATAAGAAGCTACTGCATTGCCAAGCTGCAACCGCGGAGTACTGCCCAGGCTAGCAGAAAACTTATACACGCCTCCCGTTGCGTCAACTGTGCCGATGTTAGTCCCGTTTTTGTACAGCGTTGCGCCAAAGATTGAGTATATATCTCCATTCCAATTTGTCACGCCGTAGCCATTACCGACTTTTGTATCGCCTGTTTGCAACAACCCTGGACGCTTAAAAATCCAGTACTCATCAGTCTTATCATTCTTCTCTACGTAGCCATTGACAAGACGTGCGTCTTTAAAAGGTGTGTGATCCCGGTTAGACGCTTCAAGCACCAGCGGCAAACGCTTAGGAATCGCAACTGTTTCAGCTTGTGCCATTTAACGAAATTTCCCCATAGAGTACTGTCCACGAGAGTCTGGAGTAAACCGAGTTGGTGCGTCTTCAACGTCCCAGTCTTCCAGCATAGTTCGATAGCTGATTGCTCGCTGCTGACAACGATCCATGATTGCCTGGGGTTGGCCTGTCGCCAGTTCGTCCGCAAGTCCCCAACGCAGCGCAATTCGCCACTCGATTGGGAAGTTCATAGTCTCCGTTACGGAGATGAAATTGGTAACTTGCGTTTGCAGCAGTAAGTGTGCGGTGCCTGTTGCAGCTACTGCATCAGGGATTAGCCAAAAGAATACGCTTAACTCTTCCTGCTTTTTATTAACGAAGTAAGAGTTAATCTGGCCAGTTGTGTTAACCTGGCTCAGGCGAATGTAATCATTCCAGCTTAACGGAACCAGGGGCCGCCGAATGCCGTTGGAGTCCATGTAGTAAGCGTCAATCGCCCGAGGCGGCTTAGGCATAACTACGATCCCGGTAGGACTAAACGTATACGTCCCTAGCCCCGCAACCAAGGGAACTGTTGTATCTACGTTCAGCCAGAGCTTCAGCCCCTGCGTCTGCCACAGATTTATAATATCTGTAAGCTTCCGCATCCCGGTTACGATCTGCTCGGAGTTGGGGGACTGCCCTTCCTGCGTTAATCCCGCATCAAAGTACGCATCGCTGATAATAGCAATTGGAGTGTTAGGATTAGGCGCAGTCATGGCAGCTTACCCCCGACCTTGAATTACTTGGAAGTCAACCGTGCCGCTTGTCCAAGAAGAGACATTAATTCGCACTGCAGTTACTACGTGATCCAGCCCGTAAGATCCGTCAACAGTATTTCCTGTCGGCGACGTTAGTGGCAAGACTCGTAAAGTCTGCATCCAGCCCACTCCGTTACCGGCACTAAGTCCTGAATTTGCAATTGCAACTGTTACGTTATTAGCATCAACAACAGTGGCTACGTTAAACTCAGCGTCTAGGTTAGCCCCGCCGTTACCCCAAAGTTTAACCCAGTCACCTACACTCAATCCATGCGCAGTTTTAGTAATTGTCAGCACAGTCGTAGTACGCGACAGTGTAAATTGTTGCGTAAGATTCATTGGGTCTTGCGCATTGTCAAGACTGTACTCAATGGAATAAGTAAGCACGGCGCCGCTTGAAAGCATTGCACTTACGTTACAGTTAAAACTAGTCTGTAACCGATTGATTGGAATCCAGGGAGCGTAACCGGCCGCTGAAAGTCGCTGTGTAATGGGATACATAAATTCTCCTAACGGGGGTGATTAGCCCCCGAGTAAAGTTAAACAGCGGCGGGATTGATCAAAGCAGACTTGTCGACAGCGCCGGTGATCGGACTGTAGTTGTTGGTAAAACCAAACGAACCACCAGTGCCGGTTGGAATCCAAATACCTGCGGTTGCGTCGAGCTGGTACAGATAGTTATCATACGCATGACCAGTCCAACCAGTTGCCGAAGTCGAAATAAACGATCCGCCAGTTGAGCTGGTGTTTGGACGCTCCAGGTGGTTACGCGCAAACTCAAAGTTAGTCATGTTATTAGCACCAGCTGCGAGCATACAGGCCGTGTTGTTCAAGATTGCAAAACAACCAAAGTTATCTGCGATCTTTACACGATCTGTAGCAGTTGTTAACTTAATTGCCGTTGTAGCTGCGGTAGTTCCAAGACTAGAAATAACGCAGTTAGTAAATGACAACCCTGCCATTGCCTGGGCACTTGCAGAACTAGTTACAATACTGACAAAGTTTAAAACGCTACTGATATCCCGGAACTCGCAGGAGTCAATTGAAAAGTCCTGTGGGCCAGTTGTAATAGTCCCCGATGCAAAGGTCTGGCTAAAACTGACTACATACACGCCGATGCCACCAGTTGTACCGGAAGTTTGCGACTGGATTCGAGTGCCTGGAATAATACCGGTTCCCATGATAGCTGCGCCGGGATACAGCGTACCACTGCCAACCGCGGTAACAGTCATTGTAGTCGAGGCAATCGAGGCCGTAACGCTTGCGCTGATGCCTGTAAATACCGAAGCAACATCTGCAAAATTGCAAAGAAACAAGCAATTTTGAATGCTGAGGCCAGAGCCGGTAACTGGAATATTCGCTGTAGCTGCGGTGGTGAACAAGAAAGTTGGACGAGAAGCACCGCTGCCCATGCCAAGAATAGCTACGTCAGACGAAGTAAGCAGTAGTGTTGTAGCAGATGAAATACTTTCCAAATGCCCAGCACCGACAACTACAATATCTCCGCGTCCGGGCATCGTTTGCGTAAGTGCAAACTTAAGCGTAGCAAACGGATCAAGGTAAGTACCCCGATTACCGTCGCTGCCAGCGCGAGCTTGAGGATTGAGCTGAACTGAGTTATCAACCCAGTATACTTGACCCGGTTGAGTTTGCAGAATGGGCATACCGCGAACACTGATACCGTTAGAGAAACCGTGGGGGAAATTAGTAAAAGGCATTTAAAACTCCTAAATGGGATTGCATTGCAACCAAAAAACTTACTGGAACTGCCAGTCCATTTCGCGCGGATTACGGTTAAATAATCCGCGCTAACTTACAACAAAACCTTACGGCCCATTGCTTCCATAGATACCACGTGGGTCAGTGCACCCAACGCTCATACGCATATAGCTTGCGGCCTTTGCGTTTTTGGTGTCGAAGTCGTTGTCCTGATCGAACATCGGCTCGTCACGCCAGAAGAACGTCATACCATTCGGGCAGTTAGTCCGAATAAACCACGCGTGAGGCGCGGTGAAGTAGTGGTTCATCTTGATGCCCTTGGGGAAGGCATTAGTAGCTTTCAACACGTTGATGTTGTTGTTAGCTGTGTTGGATTGCAACACCGACTGCAAGATGCGGTTGGCGTTGTACCATTCCTGGCGAGAGATGTGCAATGACTCGGGCATGATGTTGATCAGCAAGCCTGTGTCATTCTGCGCACCCATGATCTGGATGGTTAGGTCTTCCAACGCAGCTTCCGACAAGTCAGCCGCAGGGCTCAGCGCATTGCTAAACGTACCGCCGGTAGCGTTGATGTGGCTGGTAGAAACCAGTGACGCACCATCGCCAGTCGTAAAGTAAGTCGTTGCAAAAGCGTTGTTGTAAGGGAAAGCCCCCACATTTTCCGTCGTCTGGTTCATCGAGAAAGCGTTAGCTTCCGCGCGCCTGGTCGCTACCTCTTTGTACTGGTTGTCACGCAGTTCTTCAAAGGTCACAATGTAGCCAAGCGCATACGCAATGTGCGTATAGGTATTGACAACACCTTGAACTTCGCCGTCATACGTCACGGGAGCGCCTTGTGCCTTGACCGGAGCCAAGCCAAATGGAGTAACCTGCACGCCTTGTTCATACGCTTTGTCTGACATCTTGATATCGTACAAATCCGTATATTCCTTGGCGTGGGAGTCATAAACCTGACCCCACGTAGTATACACCCCCGGCCACAAAAGCTTTGGGTGACTGCCTGTGTTAATTACACCGCCTGCCATAATATATCTCCTTTAGACGCCAGCGGCGCCGGTACCTGTGCCGAGTTCATGCACGTTGATCTTTACAAGGTGCTTGGCATAGGCGCCAAACGCATTGTCCGAAGTGCGAACCAGACCCATCAAGCGAAGCTGGAGGGTTGCGGTAGTCGCGGGAGTTGCACCGGTAGCACTACGCAGCAGCCAGCCAGAGATGAATCCATTACCAGTGCCAATGACTGGAATAGTATTCATGCCGATTTCTGTCGCAGCTAGCGCAGTGCCGTTAGACTCTTCCTGGATAGCGAAGATTACCTTTGGATCGTTTTCATCCGTCAGGTTCTGGACTGGAATC